GTGGAACGGGGCTTCCAAAAAAGACCGCCCGGCTTGTCTTGCTTCTGCGAATTACACGAGACACAGGCGGCACAGAGATTCGAGAAGTCATTTGACCCGCCTTTGACTACCGGGATTATATGATCCACCGATGTGGCAGGCGCCAGACAGTACTGGCATGTGAAGCCATCGCGAGCTAACACATAGCGCCGTATTTTGCGCCAGCTCCCACCATAGATCTTGCCTCTAGTAGTGATGTGGACTCGCCGCCTTCCAGAACGCCCATGCCTTACATGGCGTCTGATAACGATAGCGGATGTATTTGAGCCCCAGATCAATCTGGCGATAGGGATCCTTTTCTTTTAAGTCTAGGATCTGCGGAATGCCATAAGCTGTCGAATGCCTATTATCCGCACGATAATTCCATTTTGATTCTTTCATCCAGAGTTTATCGACACAGTTTAATTGTCTTAAATCACCGAGTCTTTGATGTGTGTATATCTTTAGAATCGCTATCTCTGGATGCGTTTTTGAATAAGCATTTACTGGATTAAGTGATGAGATGCCAATTACATAGAGTGCCCCTACAGCGATCAATCGTCGCCTGCGAGCGGCGCCTAGCGGCTCTCCAGCGAGAGTGAATCGTAATGGTTGTGTCAAGGATAGACAATAGATGAGCGTGCTCTTGAGCGAGTCCCACAGGCTAACGCACAATGTGGATAACTTGTGTGGATAACTCTTAGTCATTAGCTACCTGCAACAGCTCCACACCTAGCACGCCACAGCCCATACATTCAAGCACTTCGACATTCGGCGGAAGGTTATCTGTCACCTTAACAATCATGTGTTCCATGACTGCCTTACATATCCGACACCTATGCTTGAGCAAGGCCACGGGAGCTCTTATACAATTCAGATAATGGATGCAGGTTGTGTTGATCAACCCACCATGAATCCTGCGATGAATGTTTGTAGCGATTAGCTCGTGCCACCTTTACCGGTATCCAGCCAGCGATTCTATAGGTCGGAGACTTGCCACATACAAGGATGGCAATGTCATCATCACGATCAGTCGGATACACGATGAGATGACCTAGATTCCACCTAGTCCAGCGCACTTCGATATTAGTTCCCACATCGGCAAACTGCTTGAATCCGTCATAGTTTAGATCGTATTCGATGCCTAGTTCACTGGCCACTACATATTCACTGGCCAGAGATTCGGCGTATTCACTGATTCGCTCGTGGATGTTTAGCGCGGTGTTGTATCTGGGAGTTCGACCAAGAGTCCCGTGAGCTCTGGCGAATTTCATCGTTGCCGCTTTGTGGCAATCAATCTCTATTTCCTCAGATATAAGAATCATCGGCAGTCCTTACATAACCACATTAGATCTGCAATATCTTGCAGCTCTAGCATTGGTTTAGGCTTTAAGCATTTATCACACAGCGACCATTTGCCAGTAATAACGCCTGAATCTAGGAATTTCATGTAAGTCCCATCTGGCCTAAAGAGCTCAGCGCCACTCACTTTGGCGCTTCCCATTTGCCAGTATTTAGATCCTGCTCATACCAGATTGGCTTGCATTGCAGCTCGCGATCCTTAAATGTGCAAACCCAGCCATGAAATGCCTTGCCAGTTTTGTCGGAGATACCTTCTCGAAGCATTCGTCGCCCGTGATCACAAGATGGAGATGTTTCATCGCCCCAGTTAGCTGTCAAATCGCCTTCGTTTGGAAACCATTTCGCTGGCTTAATTACATTCTCACTTGCCGCAACCTGTTCCATATCTTGCCGCGTTGCCCGATTAGTCTCGCCCGGAGTTAGCAATCCGATCACTCGACCATAGACCGAAGTCGTGCAGTTCTCGACCCAGTTGAGTTGATTAACGCCGCGATCTGTTCGGATTTCGAATGCGTAATCAACGGCGGCAGGTGTTAGATCCTCGGATGTTCGGTAAGCCTCGGCCTTCATTAAAATATAACCTTTTGTAATATCGATGTCCTCGATGTAGGCAATTAAGCGCCCAGTGGGAAATTCTAATCTGAAGCGTTTAATCCGAGAATTTACATCCTCATAATTTGATAGATCAAAGCTCATTTATCTCACTTCCTTTTTGTAACTCTGGAAGTGTCCTGCTCGCTTGCCGTTGCCGTAGCCATCCCGATATCCGCTGCGATAACCCCACACGCCGCAACCAAAGGCCACGATTGCCATATACACAAGAATTTGGATTGTTAGAACTATGCTCATTTTTGCTCCCGTGAGAACCTTGTCTGTGCTCTCAGGAATAGGGTCGCACTTACCGCTGACATTGGTCAAGAACCCCGTGTGGCTCTCGGCGTGTCTATTTCTTAATTAGGCTCTCAAGTATTAGATCCACACGATTCTCAATTCGATTGACTTGATCCCTAAGTGATGCCCCGCCGTTAGGCGATAGCTCTCGCATTATTGCTCGAACCATAAATCTCATCGACGAATAGACAGCCGCCATAAGTGTGACCCCCAGACCTATAACGGCCGTCCATTCGCCAGAGCTCACTTCTTAACGCGCCCGAATGCGGCATCCGATGGGTTTAGCCAGCGCAGAATGACTGGCAAGAGCGCGGCGATCCCGGCATTTAATAAAGCCATTGGATCTGTGACGCCTGCAAGATAACAGGCGATGGAAGCTGCCATAAATGAGCGACCCCATGAAGCCGCCATAGCTTTAGCATTTTTCATTTCTTAGCCTTCTTTCCGATTGGTTGATCCTCATAGACCACATTCGGCGGCGCCCCATCGAAAGCAATAAACTTTGGACGAGCAAATCCTACGATGGATGTTGGCAATACACGGGAGCGACGCTTAATCATTACCATGCCGCCATTGCTCTGGGAGCCCGATGCTGGCGCCGTGTTGCCCTCGATTGTGATGATTGCCGAGCTAGTCAGCCCCGCCACAATTCCAACATGCTGGATCCGATCTACTGCGTCCGGAATAAAATCAAAGAATATGAGATCGCCAATTTGCGGCTTATCTTTGATCCAGCGCCCTAGATCTTTCATCTTATGGGCGCCGATACTTGTTGCGACCATCGACGGCGTGCCTTTAACCGCTGCAGCCTTTAGGCAATAATCAACGAAGTAACCGCACCACGGCGCTCCATTGCGGTCATTGTATTTGACCAGATTATCGCCATCCTCAATCGTACCGACTTCAGCGAGTGCGACTTCGATTAAGCGAGCAACGGATCCGTTAGGAAATTGGCTCATAATTAAAATAAGCCAATAACTCTTGAACGATTGTTCCCTCGGCAGTTTCTAAACATATATCGTTAGCGTGTTTATCACTAATCTCTGCAACAGTCGCGCTTGTAATTGGAACCCAGCCCTCGGAATAAGGGTCGTGAGTTTGTAGGAAAACGATAGAACCATCAGCGATTAGCAGATAGATAACATCAGCCCACGGATTCGCCGCTAATACTTGCTCGGCGGTAGCGTTATTTATATTACTTGTTTTGTCCCAGATTTGAATTGTAATTTTATCGCGCCAAGTTTGGAATATCTCGGCTTGATTAAATTCACTTAGTCTTGCTTCAATATCGGTTAGGCTCGGTGGCGTTTTCTCTTGTTCCTCTGCGAGTCTTGTAAATCTCGAAAGTAGTATGTCGGCAGTTAACATATATTCTCCTTAAACTTTGTATTGGTAATTGGAAGTCTGTGCGGTTCCGCCTGAATTTGTACCGCCCATAAAATAAATATATCCTGAAACTATTGCTCCAGCGCCTTCATACATTGCCGCCGGCATAACTGCCTTCGTGCTCCAAGTGTTTGCAACTGTGTCGTAACATCTGTTTGCGTCAGTATATCCAGTTGTATAGCCACCAATGCTAAAAATTAAAGTTCCGCTTGTAACCACAATCTGCCCTTCAGTAGCAGTTGGCAAAACTGTCTTACTACTCCAAGTGTTCGCAACTGTGTTGTAAGCATAATTAAAATTACAGGTAGCACTTGCGGAATCTCGACCGCCAATATAATAAACTGTATTGCTAACGGCTGCCGCACCGCCCAACCGACCAGCCGCCGTCATAACGGCTTTTGTACTCCAAGTATTAGCAACAGTGTCGTAAGCGTAGTTTGAGTCTTGTGTTACATTAGATGAATTTCGACCGCCTATAACATAAATGACAGTTCCAACGGCGGCTCCGCTTGCCTGATACCTAGACGCGGTAATTGCGGTCTTAGTACTCCAAGTGTTTGCAACGGTGTCATAGGCGTAGTTTGTTGTTGTTGAAACATTGGTAGCGTCAAAACCACTAATTGCATAAACAACAGTACCAACGGCAACGACTACGCCGTTATATTTTGCACCAGTCATCGCGGTTTTTGTGCTCCAGGTATTGGTAGCGGTGTCGTAGGCATAATTTGTTGTTACTGCGGATAACGCGGTATTTACTCCACCAGGAACATAAACAACCGTTCCTACTGCTGCTGCTCCCATTCTATCCTTAGCAGCCGTCATCACGGTTTTAGTAGCCCAGACATTTCCTAAATTGCCACTTATACCGCTAGCCATGATTCCTAAAATTGGAGTCATTACGATAGATCTCCGATAACGGTAAAGCTATTAGCCGCGTTACATACGACCGTACAAGCTGAATAACGGGCTCTTAAAATTGGAGCCACCGCACTTGCCCCGGTTGAAGTAATAGTTACTCCAGCTCCGGCCGTGAATGAAGTTAAACCGACTCCGATAGATTGGACGTTTATTTGTTGGCCAGTTGAGAAAACCGACGGTGGAATAGTAATCACTACCGCCGAAGCGTTGGAGCTAGTGACAAGCTTATTCGCGGCGTCTGCTAGAACTAGCGTGTAAGTCGTTCCCGTTTGTGCGTTTAGCGTTAGAGTCGTGGCCGCCGTCGCGTCAAAACCTATCGCAACGCTTCCCGAAGTTCCGCCGCCCGTAATCGGCGAAGTAACCGTTACGGCCGTAATATCTCCGACATCGTTATTTATCCAAGTAAAATCCATATTGGTTCCGGAAGTCTTTGACAATACCTGACCTGTCGTTCCGCCTAATAGATCCTGCATCGATGTATCGACGCCCTGCCCGAATGTGTTGAAATCCGCCGGCAGATCCGTAACCAGATCCGTCGCAGTCGGCATGACCCAGCCGAAGTAAGTTGTTGGATTAGCCATTCTGTTTCTCCTTTATGCCACAATTGTGGCGTTTTCCCATGTTAGTGTATTGGATACCGTATTCCACGCTTCGACGACAGGCACAGAATTCCATCTCATTGCTTGTAATGAATAGGCAAGCGGTGAAGCTAAGAAGGTAAGGGAGAGCTCGTTATAGCTGGCCGAGAAGTTCCAGCCTTCGACAAATCCCTGAAATGCTCCTGAGCTCATATTTAACGGCAAATCAATAATCGAGACTGGTAGCCCCATAAATATATTTATGAGCGCATCGCGATCGGCATCGCCCAGCTCTGGATTTGTGAGCGCAAATGTGATGGCATTAAAGTTCGGCTGTGGATAGGCTCGAAGATCTAGGTAGAAGGCCGCCTGATCCTCGGCATCGGCTTGATGTTTAATCGTGGTCGTGATGATTTGAGCCAGATTGCCATAAAGTCCGATTGACGCCAAATCGCTGTCTGATACCTCTGAGCTCGAATTGGAGTCATATTTAATAGTGATGTTGTTTCGCACATCTCCCGCCCTTGTCTGGATTTTAATTCCTTGTGCCAGAGCTTCATTTGCCGATAGTTCGGTGTAACCATTGATTGAAAGATAAGTGCTGCGATGATCTGAATCGGCATAGGAAATCAAGCCCTGCGAATCCTCATATAAATATCCAAGCCCAGAAGTTGCCAGAGCAGCGACCAAAGAATAAACATCCGTCCGGCTAGATGTGCGAGCGGCTAATTCATAATTACCGGGCTGGTCTATCTCGCCAAAACCTGTGTTTTCTGCATTTGCCCATGTGGTTACTGGATTATAAGTTGCCCATGTCAGAGCGGCTGGAACCGATTGCCATTGAGCGAATAACACATCATGGAGAATTGTGGCGATCTGCGTCCCGTCGAAATCTTGACTCAGCACTCCATCGGTCAGCGCCTTTGGAAGTCTTGCCAGAGCTCCTAGAGCAATGATATTGACGCTCTGTGTGTAAGCACTAGATCCTGCCTCTGAGACTTCAATTCCGACATCGACCACGGATCCGCCAAATATTGGGATGAATGTGGCGCTCGTATCTTGTATCTGAATCGATAATGAGTCATTTATCTGAATTGGAACGCTTGTCTGATTTAGATTGATTAGAGTGACATTTGCATAGCCAGCCTGTGCTTGCTCATAGATATTCGTGCGACCACTTGAAATTGTGAGATTTGATAAAGTGACATCGGTGTATTCGACCGAGTTGATTTCAATTTTCCAGACTGGGCTCCACTGAGTCATTAAGAAACCAGCGCGCCAGCGCCCTGAGTCCCACGATAATAAGAATTATTTAAGAGCGCGATGATTTGGCGAGCTGTTCCCTCGGAATCAATTGCTCCGTTCACAGTGAGATTGATTGTAGTTCCACCGCCGCCCAGAGCACTATTAGGCACAATCATCCCACTTGATTGCGGGACGAATAGTTCGGCGCCTGTTTCTCCAACTAGGTAAGGCGTCCCAGAAGTTACGGATCCGCCTGCCGCCCGGCCGCCGCCAAATATGTTTCCGACTAAACCAGAAATCCCTTGTACTATCGGATTATTTGCCACTAAAGAGATGAACGCTTTAATCGCTGAAATTGCTCCGCTAACAGTAGAGACTATTTTCGCAAATCCTGTTATCAGTCCAGAAATTGCGATTCCGATAACTTCAAACGCCGCCTTTAATACTGTTCCAAACACTGGCGCTAGAACATCGCGAACAAATGCGGCAATCCCTTTGAGCAGGGCGAAGAATGGTTGCAATTCTTCTCGATTGTTATTGACTGCATTTGCAATAAACCCGAGCCCTTTTTTGATTCCATCAAATGCCGGAAGAACAACCGCAAGAATTGATGGAATAATTATTTCGGTTAGGTAACCCCACCAAATTTTGAACGCTGGAACTAGAATATCCGTTAAGAATACCGAAAGAGTTTCAAAGACTGGTTTTAACTTTTCGCCAATTGTGTCCGATAGTGCAACTAGCGTCGGAATGACATTATCCACAAAGCTGGTAATCATCGGAGTAATTGCATCAAGCACGAAAGATCCGACAGTTTCCTTCGCTTCAGTAAACGCGACATTGATTCGAGCCATTTTGCCAGCGAATGTGTCAGCTTGTATTGAAGCTTGATCTCGGAATGTCGATGAGAGTTGAGCAGTTATTTCCGTGAATGACATTGTTTTGAGTTGAGCTGATGATATGCCTATGCCTAATCTGCCCAGTGCAGAATTTTGTCCTTCGGCACTTTTGGCAATTGCATTCGACACGGCTTCCAGACTCTTACCGCTGCCGGCCGCGACATCAATTGCAATGGCTTGCAGCTTCTGAGCCTCGGTAACATCTCCGGTGGCGCGAGCTAATCTTTCGAGCGATGGACGAAGTTCATTGTCGGTTTTGCCCGTTGCCAATTCTGTTTTAAGAATATAGGCCTCAGTTGCCGCCACTTGTAAATCAGTAGCGCCAGCGACATTCTTTAGAGTTGTCGCCAATTTAGCTTGAGCAGCTTCATCCTCAATTGCGGATTTAACGCCATCGATTAAGAGCTTGCCAGCATAAGCGGCGGCAGCTACTCCGGCGATGGCGAACGCCGCTCCTGCCTTCTTAGCGAAATCTCCGACCTTAGATCCGAAGCCTTCGACCTCATTGGTCGCGCCCCTAACGCCCTTCTTTAATTCATCGAAGTCTGCATCAAATTGAATCCGTACCTTTGGAATGCCAGCCATTAGTCGAGCCCGCTCTCTTTAATTACGGCCTGAATCATCTCTGTGTATTCTCTGGCCAGCACTGGAATGTAATAATCAACGGCTGGCGCAATCCAATAGCCAGTGTGACTGCGACCGACTTTGAATCTGTTTGTGTAAAATCGACCAATCGAATCTTGACCGGGATGTGATCCAAACTCTGAGCCCCATAATAGAGCCCCAGCGGATGCGGCGTTTTGACCGACTCTATTGCCCTTGCCGCTCTTACTAGCAGTCCCGCCGTATTTGCGACCGACTTTCTTAACCCCGCCAATATCCACGCGAACCAAGCGATCGCGCGGCGTGGTGATAGATTCCATGACTAGCTTCGTCTGTGGCGTAGGAGATTGAGATCCGAATTGATAGAGCTGGCCAGCCAATCGCTTTGATAGTGGTTGCGCGGCATCTCGAACTTTGTTGGCTGTCTCTTTGTCTAACGCGTTTAATAAACTAATAAGACTTTTAAGCGCAAGCGGTTCGATGGT